CGTCGGGTTGCGCGCCCGGAAGATTGGGCGTCGGTTGCAGGCCGCGCCGGTCGGCTTCGGCTTTTGAGATCGCCCGAATCGAACAGCGACAATTGTAGCCATTGGGCGGCCACCAGACTTTCCAGATCGGATCGTCGGGCGGACGGATCACGCCGTGCATCTTCGCATGATTGTCGCGCACGCGCAGATCAAAGCGGGTTTCGTATTGCAAGAAGGCGACGGCGTCGCGGTTGTCCGGCGATTCAAGCGCTTCCCATTGCGCATCATTCAATGCCGTGCAAATGTTCGTGCGGAATACCGTCTCGGCATGATAGGAGATTTGATCCGTAATGCCATAGCGATGAAAGGCTTGCATGGCGGCGATTTCAATCTCAGCAATGGTGCTATTTTCTTGAATGGCCTCGGCGACCGCCTCCTTAATGGCTTGCATGATGCGGTCATGTTCGACGCCCGCAATCGTGAATGCCTGGCGTTTGGCGTAATCGTCTAACTGCTCGAAGACACGCTTCTGGACGATCTTTTTCGCCAGGACTAATTCTCTGGCGCGGTCAATCTCCAGCGGCGACTGCAAAAGCTGATCAATATCATCTGCGGCGAATTGCGCCTGGTCTTTTAAATCGCGCTGCACCTGCCAGAAGCCTAAAATAGAACCGGTCAGCAGGCTTTGATGTAAGACATTCTGATAGGCGGAGGTATCAATTTGCGATCCTAACTTAGATAGCTTCTTGGAAACATCAGCCGGCGCGGCGGCGTGTTTGATGGTCTCCAAAATCGGCGCAATCCACACCGTTTGAACGGCCTTAAAACTCTGTTTTAAGGCGTTTTGAATCAATAGTTCTTCGGTTCGTGATTCCGTTTTTTGTGAAAAGGCGACCGTTGACGGCGGCTCTTTTTCCATGCTGACTACGGGCGAAACCGGATTGGTGACTTCCTCGGCGCGCGGCGGTAAGATTTGCTGCCGCGGATACATCTCTTCGGAGGGATAATTGAACGTCATCCACCAATAGATCAATTGCCGATTAATCACGCTGTCCAGATTACCGGCCAGGGCATAGAGCAAAATCATGCGAATCTCGGCGGTGGTCACTTTGGCCTGGCCGAGCGTCCCGTATTGATCATTGGTCAAGCCAGCCGAGTGACCGGTGACGACGACGGCGATTAATTTTTCTAAGATGCCATTGAGCAAATCAAAGCCCGATGCGCCATTGCGCTGCGCCTGCAAAAGCTCAATCGTATCATCTTCATTAATGACAATGCCAGTCTCTTGCTGGATACTATTCAGGACCGCTAACAGCCGATCGCGCTGCTCATCGGTGGCATATCGGGGGACTTTGCCAACCACCAGCGGCGAGCCGTAGCGATGCAAATCAACCATCCAGGACGTAAAATTATTACGCCAATACCAATCGAGGAGGTCGAGCTTCGTCAACAGGCTTTCGCCTTCATCATTTTCGCGCTCGCGGTCAAACGTATAGACTAAAAATTTCTCAGGTCTAACTGGCTTGCCATTATACGCACTCGCGTTCGGATCGTAGAGCAGCACGCGCTGATATTCCGTTTCACCCGTCAGGGGATTGCTGATTTTATCATACCGAAACGCGAAGCAATCAGAATCACAATCGAGAATATCGTCAATCACCCAGGTTCCGCGATACCGTCCGCTGGGCTGCCGACTCCATTTGATTTCCTGAATGGATTTGCCATGTTTCCGCGCATTCAGCAGTTGTTTCAGGACATCATCCCAGCCGCGCTTGAGATGTTGATCGATATTCCAGCAGAGATGATCGGCCTGGGCGATATGGCGTGGATCTTTGGAAGCGGCCAGAATTTGCGCCGGGCGGCGCAGATGTTCCTCCGCCTGATCTTGCGGGATATAGCCCGCCGCGCCGTTCCATTTGCCGATTAGTTCGTCGGTCGTGTTGCGCATGGCCGAGTAGATCGAGGGATTGCGCAGAATCTGTTTCCGCTGCTTCCAGGTCAACGTCTCCGGCTGCTTATAGCTCGGTGATTGCGTGTTGCTGGTGCGCACAATGGATTGCCCGCGCTCCGGGGTTTTAAACGCCTGCAAGGCGGCTTGAAATCGTTGGATCACATTCATACTAAGCTCCTACGCATACGCCAATAGTTGTTTTAAGGGAACCGGCTGAATCCGACGTTTGACGCCGGTGGATTGATAATAAAAGGCGGTCTGGCTCTTCGTTTCCGCCCGCATCAGTCCGGAACTCGGCGCGAAATACATGACGCCATAGCGCAGGGCGTCCTGCGTATGGTCATCGAACGGTTCCGGGAGTTCGGTCTCATTGCGCTTATTCCGGCCTTTGGGGTACGAATAATTTTTGGTCTCGCGGATGATATTGGGCAGATCATTAAAAATATACAAGGAGGAGCGCTGATTGCCTTTCAGCATAAATGCCCGATTGACAGTTTCCAGGCCGAGCCGGATATTCTTTTTCGCGGGCAGGGTATAGATGCCATATTCCTCTAATTCGGCGCGATCCTGGGCGTCGTGATCGGCGACCGTCGCCTCGATGCCGCGAAAATTATCGCCCCTCGAAATCCCTTCCTGGTCTTTCTGCAAGATGATCTCCGCGTGTACTCGCAAAATCGTGCGCGTCTGATAATGTTCATTATAGACAAATATTTCGCCATCCGGGTTCATCGCAAGCCATAGGCAGCAAAACGGGTTGGTATAGCCGAAGTCAATTGTCCTGATTTTGCGCCAGTCAGCCGGAATCGGGAAGCGCGGAATGATATGGATATTTTTATCAAACTCATTCCACACGCTGCCTTCGGATTTCAGGAATTGTCCGAAAATCCGTTTTTTGGATTCCTCTGTCGTATAGAGCGACATGATTTCGCGTCGCGCGTCTTCCGGGAGAAATTTATTTTCCAGCGTGGAGATGGTCCAGGATTTAATGATCGGATTATCGGCATTGTAGATGCGTTCATACACCCAGGACAAGCCTTTTAGCGGCGTCATGGTCATGATAATTTTCCCGGCGCGGTCGGTCGTGCGCGCCAGACATTCCGTATAGATTTCTTCGGGCGGCTCTTCGTCCAGCCAGATGAAGTCAACGCCCGCGCCCTGAAATTTTTCGCGTTCCTGGTCATAAGATTTAAAATAAATCACAGATCCATTCTTTAGGCGGATGACCGCGGGGATTTGCCTTTTCTGATCGCGCCAGGCGACCTCGCCTGGTAAGGTCAGATATTTAAAAATTTTGGGCGCGACATATTCACCGATGCCGTCAAAGGAGATGCCGCAGGCCCAGGCGACATGGTTTTTATGCGCCTCACAGCGCACGACGGTTTCCCGACCGCCCGCTTCGGACTTACCGCTGCGGTTGCCGCCGAATAACGCCCGGATTTTCTGGGGGGCGGCGTGAAATTCGGCGATCTTCGCGTTGGCCGGTTCATAGTATTTGGCCGGGCTGGGCGTAAAGGCGACCAATTCCGCTTTTAAGTCTGCAATTTCTTTGAGTAAATCCTGGCGTTTCATTCGGTTTTTAGTTTACTGAGTTCAAACGTATCGACATAACGATCTAAAAACTTGAAAATCCGCATCATATCTTCATCCGCGTATTCTTTGCGGCTGACCAAATCGTACCCTAATTGTTTGATTTCTTTCAATAAATCGAGTCGCTGGCGGATGCGCATAAACGCGCCCATCGGCTGGATGCGTTCATACGCTAAAGATAGCCGATTAATCCGTAATTCAATATTTTCATCCGGCAAGATGAACTCGGTATCATCATCCTGCGCGATGGTGGACTCAAACAGCCGCTGAGAAAGCCGCCGCATCGTGCGCATCAGATAATAGCAGGTCTGCTCAAATGTTTCGGCGGTGGCATTGCCATCTTTCAGGCTATCGCGGTCGGCGCCCCAACCATCTTGGGCGTGCCAGCGGCCCAGGGTCCCTTCCGGGATGCCCGTGCGTTCCGAGATCTCTTTGATATTGAGACCTTGATGCACATAAAGATCACCAGCCTTCAGGCGTTCTTGCGGTGCATAGCGTGTGCGCTCAGCATTTAAAATCTTGTCTTCCATGCTGCCCTACCCTACCCCAGCCTTCCCCGCAAGCGGGGAAGGTTAAAAAATTTCCTTCGGATGATAGATTTTCCAAAGCAACACGAGTTTATTGACAAAAAACGGAAACAGCGAAATGACGCCGATCGCCGTTTTGACCATATCATAATGCGGAGCTTCCGGGCTGAGCCAGAGCCGCAAATCATAAAAGAGTCCCCACACAAAGAAATACCAGGCCAACGTTAAGAGGACATTACAGTGCTCACGCGCAAACAGACAGGGATGGCTGCGCATCGCATTGACCTGGATGAGGAGCAAAATCACGATGCTCCACATTAAGACATTCGTCACACCGACACGGAAAAATCCGATATAAAACATACGCTTGACCTCATCAGGAAAGGATTCGTTTTATTTCTTCGATAAGAACTTTCCACATCAGCTTTCGTTGCGGTTGTCGATCAACGGCGTCAGGATGATCGTAACCTGCAAAGGGCATCCGATAATGTTTGCGCACCCAAAAAAAGATGATCACATAGATCGCAATGAATATCAAAGATTCCCAATCAAGTATATTTGTCATGTTGCTTCCAGACCGGGGACATGCTGCCGCAGAGCGAACACCTCCTCGATCAATTTGTCGACTGTTTGGGCTAATTCGATAATTTGCGGCTCCAAATGCTGCAAATATTCATGGACGGCCCTGGTTTGCTCATCATTCGAGCGTGTTACCGTCCCTAATTCCGCCAG